ACCTTCCTGGGTGCTCCTCTGCCGTCAAACATGGTCTTCCTACCTGGACCCCAATAGATGGTGTTCCTGGTGTTGCACCTGGGGCAGAATGTATCGAACCTAGACTTGGCCCTGGATGCACTGGGAACAGCCAGGGAGCACTCTCGACAGCCCCACACGATGAACTTCTTTTTCCTAGCCAATGATACCACATCCCACAATATTAGAGGCGCCGGGCGGGCTTTGACCCGCCCAAGCCGTGTTAGTTCTACTAACTCGTCTTGATGCGAATAGAGTATCCACTGGCCCACCCCACGGGGTGGAGCCCTTAGGTGCTTCGCACAGGATAGCCCCTCTCAGGGCAACGGGTTGCCCTTACGGGGCCGGCTAAAACCCACAAAAAATAGTATATTTGCCTAGGATACACCCCGATTTTATGGCTAAGACAGACTCGTTCTTTATTCGCAAGAGTATCGAACTCACAGGAAGCGCATACGTTCAGACAGAAATTGACCTAGGAGCATACGTTGACGCTCTAGGAAAAGCGGTTCTCAGGATTCACAACATAGCGGTCCAATACTCGGACCCAGCAGGAAGAACTCCTGATATCACAGCGAGCACAAATGCTTCTGCTGACTTTCAATTGGCTACTCAGTCTCAAGCAGATATGGTCTTGGCTGGAACGAATAAATCCGTAGTCTCTAGCGGTCGAATCTGTGTATACAACGAGGACGGTTCGAACGGTGTTCCTACCTACGTTAGCCAGGAACTAGACATCGCGCCCCAGGAGTGGCGTAATGGCTACCTAATCGGCGTTGAACAAATGTATCTAGGCGGAGCGAGAACTGCTAGTGGTTGGGTGGATAATCCAGTAGTCTCTCTAGTCATGGAATGCACTTCTGAATCATTATCCAAAGAAGCCGCAATGGCTCTCGCACTAAGTCAACAGTGAGTGAGTTCTATGGCCGTTTACGGAATTCAATTTGTTCTTGATATGATAGAGTTCCTTTCCGAGCAGGAAGCCAAGGAACAACGCCGCCAGGATACCCAGGACAGAAGAACCAGGGGCGCCAGGCAAAGCGGAGAAGGCTCCCTGGGAGGACTGGGAGATATGGATGCAATCATGAGACTCCTGGATGCTCCGCCAGTCAAGCGAACTAGGAAGAAAATCAAGAGGAAAGCCTCGGCTTATTCGAAGAAATACGGTAAGAATTTCAAGAAGTGTATGAACAAACACAAGAAGAAGAACGGTCAATGGAAAAAAGGCGGATACAAGAAATGTGTTCGAGAAGCCCACAGGATGTCGAGAAAATGAAACCATGCACAACCGGACGACATTTGACCCTACGCGGAACTGTCGATATCGCAGATAAGAATCTACTAACAAATCACCAAATATTCGAATTCGAATCGAACGATTTGACGAAGGGATGGGTTGTCGACTATTGCTATGTTTGGTGCTCTAGTCCTGGTGGCGCAGTTAGTTCCGATGGCCAGGGAGTTTTCGAGAGTGCATTGGCTACAGACAAAATCAAAATTCCAGGTGGAGTTGCTACATCTTTCCCCGCCTCAGATAATCGATTGATTGGTTGGTTAATTCAAGGAGCAAATTTGAGAACTGCTGGTGATATGGCGTCGTTCCAGGGTTCGTCCTTTGCAGATGGAACCAGGATGACCATTGACCCGGACCATATCATCAACCGAGACCTATTCCTGAACTTCTATTCTATCACAGACCCGAGCCAATCACCGGTGAGAGAGTGGTCTTACCTGGTAGGATTGTCTCCAGTCAAACTCAGTCCGGCTGAATCAGTGCTTTCAATGGTCAAGGGAGTCGCCCAGGACATTGATAATTGATGGAATCCGGAAGTCTGCAGGCTGTTTTGAGGAAAAAAAATTTGATCGGTGGTTCCGGATACTGGAAACATTCGCCAGATTAGGGGGTAAACGATGCAAATTGATGAAAGTTTGACGGTAAAAATGGCCCAAATGGTGCGAAATTGTCTATTTTCATTCCTTTTCGGGTTCATCGTCGGTCGAGGTTTGCTCTCTGAGTTGCTTGAGTCGTTGCTCCTGGGCTAATCTATCCAGGAAATCAGGCAGAGTTGACGCGGTTCTGAATCCTCCAGGAACCCTGTCTCGAAAGAGAGATGTCTGATGCTTGATGTATTGGTCTCCCCAATTAGCCAGGAGTGCCGATTGCATGGCCTCCTGGTATGTCCTGAACTCCTTGAATCGGACCTTCCTGGGTGCTCCTCTGCCGTCAAACATGGTCTTCCTACCTGGACCCCAATAGATGGTGTTCCTGGTGTTGCACCTGGGGCAGAATGTATCGAACCTAGACTTGGCCCTGGATGCACTG